AGCTTATTATAATCCAACAATTCCGGGTACCTCTTACACAAATCCTGTTATACCTGGGAATGCCAATTACAATGCTATAGTTCCCGGTAATGTAGGAGCTAGTTACACATTATTAGGAGTTACTTTCCCCGGAGGAGCATCTGATTCTCCTGGAGTACTAGTTCCTGCAACACCTGTATCTTTATCGTATTCACCTTCTGGTGTAACTATTACGGTTGCACCTGGAGGATATGTAGACATTACCAACACTTAGGAGTATAATATAACTACTATGAACTTTCCTATACTACAATACACACCTCCAATTGAACCCTTCTGCATTTGGACCGGTGGATTTACTCAAGAAGAATGTGATTCTATTACTCAAATATGTGAACTGTTGGAATTTCAAAAAGGTAAAATTGGAACTGCTGCCGATTCTACCTTAGATAAAGAAGTTAGAAATTCTGATATAACCTGGGTTCATCCCACTAATCAAAACGATTGGATCTTTAAACGCTTAGGCGCATTAATGGGAAGAATAAACTACGATAAATTTCAATTAGATTTAGATTGTTTTGAACCTCTTCAATATTCCAAGTATGGACCAGACCAACATTATAACTGGCATACTGATACTGTTAACACCCCTCCAAATCCTGAATTATTCCGTAAGTTGTCTTTTAGCGTTATGCTAACTGATCCTAAGGACTATGAAGGTGGAGAACTACTTTTAGCCCCAAACGGAAATAATGAGAAATGTGACTCTTTAAAACGCAATAGGGGAGACATTGTAGTATTCTATTCTAATGTACCACATAAAGTTGCGCCAGTTACTAAGGGAGAAAGAGTTACTTTGGTTACTTGGGCTATGGGACCTAAACCACGATGAGCTTAATTTCTGTATTTAAAACTCCTATCATTGAATTTCTTTGCGAAGAAAGAGACTTTGGTATTATAAAACCCCCTGTTCCTGCTGGTAAATGTATTCCAGAATGGTACAAAAAAGTACCTGTCAATATGGGACCAGAACACCGAGATGTTTTTGGTGGTGAAGCAATGACTGCTAAGAAGTGTATTCCTCTTATTGATGCTATGACTTTGGGATTTATCATTCCTCTGTATGGGGATACTAATATTAAAGTTAGTAAGACAGGAGAATTCATTGAAACTTCCCCAAATCCTCAAGGTGGAGGAATAATTGAATTACACGATAAATCTCAACTAGGTGGTAAAAGTAGTCCTACTTATCCGGGTCCAGCAGTTAAATTTATTAATAAATGGATTATTAAAACTGCTCCAGGGTATTCTACTCTATTTATTCCTCCAATGAATTCTATAGAAGATAGATTTATTTGTTTGAGCGGATTTGTTGATACAGATAGATATGCTAGACAAATTAACTTTCCCGGTATTTGGCTTAAAAAAGATTGTGATGAGATTCTTTTAGCCGGTACTCCTTTAGTTACATGTATTCCTATTAAGAGAAGTCAACTACCTAAAGAAGCCCCTATTCGTATTTGGACTCCTAGAGAAAAAATGGCATGTCAAAAGACAATAGAAATTCAAAAAAATAGAAATCATTATTACACAAAAGAACTTAGAGAGAAACGATAATTCAATGAGTATCAAAAGTGCTATACTAGAGTTCTTCAACCCCAGACCGACTATAAGTTTTAAGTCTATATTTGGGGCTTATAACATTCCTGTTCCCGTAGTTGAGGCTAGAAAAGTATTTCCTGAATGGGCTAGATCTCAATTAGAAGCTAAAGAAGTTAAATTCGTTAGATGTCCAGGAATGTTTGATTTATCTCAGGCTGGGTATTTGATTTGTGCTCATGCCGATATTCATATAAAGGCTAATAAACAAGGGGTTATCATTAGAACAAATGTGCCACCTCAATTACAACCGGAAGAATTAAATCACACGGTAGTAGCAGGACTGGCCCCTTTTAAGGATAGTGTTAAAATTAACGCTCATAAGATACCTTTGCCTTGGGGAATATTTTGCAAGCCAGGGTATTCAGCATATGTTTTACCAGCATTATTCCATTCTCCATTTTTGGATAAAATATACGTATATCCTGGTATTGTAGATTATGATACCTTTCCTACCGTGAATCTTATGATTTCAGTACTGGAAGAATGTGATTTTACTATTTGGGCTGGTACTCCTCTCCTCCAAGTAATGCCTTATAAAAGAGAAGTTATAACTGCTGAATGTGGTAAAGGGACAGAAGAAGATAAAGATAAATATCATTTCACATTTTATTCTAAACTTCCCAATCTCTACAAAAAGAAATTCCATATGCGCAAACAATACACTATTAAGAATATATGAACATTTACTATTTATGTGATACTAGTACTAAATCAGTTAAATATGTTGGGGAGTTACCAGAAGTCTATGGTAATATCACCGGCTTAATAGATGCTAGTTATGATACAATTAAAGACTTAACTTGGGCCGGATATCCAGGATTAGGATTCTTAAACGAAGACGATGCTTTGGTATGGGGAGTAGATCCTGAAGTTATCAAAGCTCATCACATGCAAAACATCGATAACTCATGGATAGAAGTACGGGAAATGAGAGACGCTCTTATTAGTAATGTTAGATGGAGAATAGATCGTCATGATGATGAAATTAAACTAGGTATTACTCCTACTGAAAACATAATGCCTATTCTACTTTACATACAAAAATTAAGAGAAGTAACAAACCAACAAGATCCATTGAACATAACTTGGCCTATTTTGTAACATTAATCAACTATGAGCATATTTTGAATTAACATATGCTCATGGTATTAATTTTTTAGCGTATATATGGCCGATCCAGCATCCACCTCTGTAATAGCATATTTCTCTGTCGCCAAACTCTGGAGTATAACTGCCGGTGTTTGTGGGTCCATTATTCCTATTCTAGCTTTAGCTGATAGAACTAAGATAACCAAAGTCACTGGATTTTTTATGGCTTTAACGGGATCCAGTTTTTCTATTTTTGTAGGTCCATGGCTCTCTGAGAGGATGGGATTTACATCTATTGAGGGTATCGTTGCTTTATCTTGGATGATGGGAGCTGGTGGAGTTTACTTAATACGAGCCATACTTAACTGGCTAGATAAAAGAGCAGCTGATACCATTGATATGGCTGTTAGTAAAGCACTGGGTTTAAATAGAGATAAATTAGACTCTAAAGACTCTGATACCTCTATAAATATAAGCAATGGAAACACTAACTATTCTAACTAATTCCCTAATGAATATATACCACATGGGATTAACAGTTCCCTTTGTAGTGTATATAGCATTAACAAGCTCGAGTTTTTTTATAGCATTAAAACTTTGTGAGATGCGAAATAGAGTCTGCTCAATTTTAAAACACACTTTATCTTTAGTTACAATAATTTCACTAACTAAAGTGTTTCTTATGTTAATATCTCCTTATTATTTTCTCGATAATGAATTATCAAGTACAATTTTCTACGTAAGTGTTGTTTTAGTAGGAATTAACTTAGTTATGAAATATTTTCTTGAGAATGTAATTAACTCAGTTTCTTCTTCTAAATTAAATTCCAAACCTTCAACTACTAAATGCCGATAAGCTAAAATCCTAGTATATTAAATTAACTAGGATTTTATGACTATTACCTCCTCACAACTATCTAAGATTGCTCCTAATCTTAAAGAACCAAAATTATCTGTATTCACCGATGCCATTAATAATGCTATGGATGAATACGGTATTTCCTCAGATATAGAACAAGCTGGATTCATCGCTCAAGTAATGCACGAAAGTGGAGAATGTAGATATGTCAAAGAACTTGCTTCTGGATCCGCTTATGAAGGGCGCAAAGACTTAGGTAATACAAGTCCTGGAGATGGAATTAAATATAAAGGCCGTGGGCTTATTCAAATTACAGGCAAAGCTAATTACAAACAACTAAGTGACGAATTTGGAGTTGATTTTGTGAGTAATCCTGAATTATTAGAATCTCCTGAATGGGCTGCTAAGAGTGCGGCATGGTTTTGGAACAGTCGTAAGTTATCCGCTATAATGGATGCTAATACAGATGACGCTTTTAAATTAGTTACAAAACGAATAAATGGTGGATATAATGGGCTGGATGATCGTATTAAATACTGGAATAGAGCCAAGATTCAACTAGGTGTATAATGGAAAATTTCGTACTAAATCTCTTCAGTATTAATAGTTTACCTCTAGTTTTAGGAGTGGTAATAGCTCTATTATTAATATTTTTAGCCAAGGCCCATTTAGAAAAAAGAAATCCTTTTAATCTTGAAGACCTAGTAACTAATGATATTACAGGAAAAGTATCTCTAAATAAATTTGGCCAACTTGTATCACTGATAGTAAGTTCATGGGGATTTCTATACTTAACCGTGCATGGAAACCTGAGTGAAACTTATTTTGCAACTTATATGGCTTGTTGGGCAGGATTCACTGCTATTAACAAGGCTATTGATGTGCATAAACTCAAAGTTGACAACGATGCTACTAAAGAGGATAATATCTCTGAAGAAAGTACATTAACTATTAAACAAACTAAGGATTCAAAATGATTACTGGAATAACAACGTTTCTATCAGGATTTAAATTATATATATACGGAGCAGTAGCTATTGCTTTTGTATGTTTAATAATTTATTGTAAAGTGTTAAGTAGCGAAAATACATCTTTAATACAAGATAATGCCAAGATTAATCTTATCGCTGGTCAACAAGTAACTGCGTTAGCTACTTGTGATAAAAATACTAAAGCCTTAAAAACTAGAGAAGATGAAATAACTAAAAATGCCCAGGCTGCTGTTGAAGAAGCTAAAAAACAAGCCGTCGTGGATTATAAAGCCGCTAATGATTATTTATTTAGAAAACCTAAAACTATAGTTGTAACTAAGGATAATGCTAGTCAATTTGGGGGTATGGATATTAATCTAAGAATGACTGACTATTTACAAACTAAAGATATGATGAATGACGCTATAGATGCTCGTCAAAAGGAAATTACAAAATGAAACTACTCTTTAAAAAAATTACCATGTCAGTAATAATTATCCTTGTTTTAGTATTTTCTGCTGTAGCCTGTACTTCTCTTCCCCCAGCTCCTCAATTAGTGGAAGTACCTATCGCAACTAAGTGTAATCCAACAGTTAAAATTACTCCTATAACTGAGTATGTATTTGACAAAGCTAAAAAAGATATGTCTCTATATGAAACTTCTCAATTAGCTCTTTCAGAATTGTCTACTGTAAGAGGACAAAATAAAGAACTAACAGCAGCGTTAAAGGAATGCACTAAATGAAGACTTTACAAGTACTAAACTTGGAGTTAGATGAAGAGTCTGATGAATCTATCAGATTTTTTTATACAAATAGCAGCACTGGACTTTTAATTGATTTAACTGGGTATCGTGCCGAAATGACGGTTAGAACGGGATACGATGGATCTAGTTGGAATAACACAACACCGGCATTACAATATACTACTGAAACTGGTGGGGGAATTGTTCTAGGTGGAGTAAATGGTACGGTTGATGTGTACATTTCTTATGAAGATACCAAAGGTAAAGAATGGACTACAGCTGTGTATAATCTGTATCTTATAACTCCTTCATCTAATAGAATTTCCTTTGCCAGAGGGTTCTTTACCATTAATCGTTCAGGAGTTAAACTTATTGATTCAGCATTACCTAATAAGGCTATCACACCTCAACCTAGCCCTAATAATTTAGGAGAAGGTGGACTGGACTCAAATGGCTAAGATAGTGAGAATGTCTGATACTGTGAATGGTACTTGTAATGCTCATGTACCTCCTAGGAGTTTTATAGGAACCTTTAATTCTGGATCTCCGACTGTAACATGTCATGGATTAAAAGTAGTACGAATAGGAGATACCGGAACTACTGATTGCGGCCATAATATAAAAGCCATGACGGGTAGCTCGGTAGTTAAAGCAGATGATATAGGTGTACATAGGGTTGGGGATACTGGGATAGTTATTGAAGGAGGGACTTACACGGTAACCTCTTCCCCCTCAACCACAGATGCTTTATAAAGCTAAAAAAGACAGATAAGCTCTGTCTTTTCTTTTTGTGTTACTTCTTTGAGATCATTGTCTTTAGTTCTCTAATTCCGTCCACTAATTTATTAGCAGATGTAACTAGTTCATCAATTGGATTACCAGCGCCTTTATTAAGTTCTAAATGAGCTAATTGAATACCGACTAGAGTCATAGAAGTTGCTTCTAAAGATAAACTACCATTCAAATCTGGATGAGTAAAAACTACTTGTAGTTCCTTACCATCTTGTCTTGTATGGATAGTATACTCCAATTCCAATGTTATTTTTTTAGGGACTATCGGCATATTATCCTTTATTAATCTAGTGAACAATCAACTTCTACTTTAAGTTCCGCATATTTCTTATCCAGCTTATCCCAGATAACTATAGCACTAACTTCTTCAGTGTTCTCTTGTAAAATTTCGGTGAGATAATCGTTATCTTCTACTCCAGGAGCCTTAGCTGCCCACACCTTCTTATACTGTTTAGTATCCGTCTTATATCCATTCTTTTGACGGAATTTATTTAAGGTGTTCTTACCAACGTACAGTTTAAATAATTCATTCCAACTCATACCGATAACATCAATAGCGATGATAAATGTTACAAGAATAGCTTGAATACGAGAATCTGTTTCTGGGTCAAGACTAGCCCTAACAAGGTTACGAAGCGATTCTTTAAACTCTTCAGGGGTTGGGATAAATCCTTCTGGTTTACCTTCAGCAACAGCTTTAATAATATGATCTACCCATTGGAAATAGGTAGCACCGTTTGGTTCTGGATGCATCATCAATTCACATAAGATAAAGTGCCATACACCCACTAGTTCTAGTTTGATCTTATCCACATCAGGAGCCTTACCTTCGTTCTTCCACCATTCCCAATTGGTGTGGTTAAAGGCTTCTGTAGCTCCTGTGAAAATAGCATCAGAGAAGTTAAAATCTTTAGTTTTCCAATCTGAATTAACTCCCCCATTCATTTCTTCTTGAAGGGTCAGCATTGTTTTAAATTGATGTTCTGTAAGCGTATTAGTCATTTTTATTTTCTTTTTCTGTTAACTGAATTAACGTTGAAGGTTTATTTTTAGCAATAGGAATTATAATAGAATTACCTATCTTTTGTCCTGGTTTAAACCAAACGTGTGTTATCAAGTCATCTAGTTCCAGGTTAGCTCCATGAGCGGTATTTTTATTTGTTTCGGTCATCTTTAGTACCAAGTTTATGTTCCATTGGAACTAGACTGAGTTCCGAGGGATTCTCTGTTAATTCTTCCATGTAAGTACTCTCACATTCCCCTAACAGCCCAAAGTAAGCCGCACCATCAATATAATCATCAGCGTTGAATTTACCTTGTTGACCTCTGACCATTTTCAGAAGTACCATAAATTTCCATCCATCGCTTTCAGAAATGTTCTTACCAGTAAGTGCATTAAAGGCAGCTACTGTTGCAGCCATACTACGTTCCCCTTGAGGCTGATCTCTAAGCTGGGCTTTAATACCTAGTTGGTCTGCAGCTTCTTTAAGAAATTCACTTGCATGTTTTTGTATTTTTTTCTTCGTCATAGTTTGTTTTTATAATTTTAGGTTTTACTCTATATTTACCAGTACCTTCACATGCACCACAAGGAGGATTTGGGTTACCATTATCATAATAACCACTACCATTACAAGCTACACATGTTTCTAATTTCCAACCTTTTACATAAGTTTCAAAATACCTGGTTCTTTCTTGTTTACGTTTATGGAATGTCATCTAGCACTTCCACCTCTTAAATAAGTAATTGATCCGTCAAAACTAGGGAAATTTCTTTTAGTACAAGCAGGTGTTACATACATTACTCTAATTTTGTTCATCCAATGATTTCTATAACAATCTATTACTCTTAAATTGTACATACTCACATTTATGGAATCTGATAGATCCTGTTCAAATTTTTTAGGGACTACACACGGGAACTTGGTAATAAACCTCGAGTCCGAGGCTTCTTTCCCTAACCTGGTCATAAATCTTTTAGGAAGAGCTATTACAAAAAGATCATCATCTAAAATTGTTATATTATGCCTAATGTTACTAAGCTTAGTAATTACTGGGTGTCTTCTTCCAAATCTATACTTGTATTCATGACAATAAGCCACACACATAGTCCACATAAAATTAAAGTTTACATAACTAGTTCTAGTCCAAATACTAAACGGATTATATATATCTTTTTCTATTTGTATACACTCATCATTATACCCTAAAAATCTTAACGCACTGCATATATGAGTATATATTTCTTGTATTCCTTTTTTTAAATCACTATCTGTTTGTATCATGGCATTACTGGCATGAAAAGTACTACCAATTTCTTTACTTAGTAAATATATACTCATAAAAGCCTCGTTTAATAATTTCCCCTTATTTCATTATAGAATAGCGGTATATCTCTTTTTGTAAAAATAGGATTACTGTATTTACGTGACAGATAATTCCTGTAGGATTCAATAGATAAACTTGCTAAAAACTCTTCCTTATAGGCTTCCCCATTTTTAAGTTCGTCTGGTTTAATAATAAACTTATTAGGAATATCCACCGGGTAAGGGGTCTCTTTTATAGAAGTGTGTTCTTCCCCTAATTTATTTGAGTATTTAATTTGTAAGACCTCAATTAGTCCCATTCTATCTGGATAACCTTTTTCACAGATATTTGCAATACTAAAAAGTTTATTATACATCGGAGGAAGTTCTCCAAATCTAGTATTATGTTCTCTACAATACGCAGCGCATATTCTCCACATTTTTAACAAATTTTCAGCATTAGTTCTAGTCCAAATACTCCAAGGACTATATATATCAGATTCTTCTAGGATATCCTCATGTTCAAATCCTAAAAACCTTAATGCACTACATATATGCTGAAACATTTCTGGTATGGCCAATTTTAAATGTCTATCCGTTTGCATTTGTGCGTTTGATACTTCATTATGGTCGTATGTTACCCAAAAAATATTCAAGGGTCATCTCCTTATATCGGCATAAACGGCATCCAATCTGGTGTATTCGTGTAATTATATCTTGCAAACTTAACTTTTTCATGTCTATAGTATAACCTGTATGAAGATATTACATTCTGTATATCTGAAGGAGAAGGATGTTGATACTCTTCAGGCATACACATAGGAGGTAAGGTCATAGGGGATGAAATAGATTCTTCTCCTACTCCTGAAATAAATGCCTCTTTTATTAAGTTATTAGAATTAAATAAATCTATACACTGTAAGGATTCATCTATATATAAAGTGGGTCCAATTATGTTATCGGCAATTATAATATTAATTTTTTCTGCAGACATATGGTTATTAGATTTTGCAAATCTAACTTTATACTGATCATTATAACAACATAACATCTTATATAATCTATAGAAATTACTAAAGTTACGTCCCGCCCATAACACACATGGATGATTTTCATGAGTTGATTTATACATTAACCCATGATTCATGCCAAGTTTTCTCATAACCGTACAAAGTATTTGAGCGTATTCCACGCACATTTTTACTATGTGTTGATCACATGCATACTCGGCATTTAGATAGTTATTATTAGATAACCAGAAAATATTCATAGTTTACACCCATTCCCCAGCGTTTCCTACTACAAATCCTGGCATGTCATCAATCCATACATCAATACATATTCCTAAATTAAACATGAAAGGTTGTTTAGCTTTTCTAGCCGTAAAGTATATACCATCTACCTTACCTAGTAAGTTCTTTTTAACAATATCCCCTTCATATTCTTCAAATCTCATAGTCACACAGTAAACCGTGTGACCTCTCTGTTTAAGTAGAGTTATAAAATTATCCCAAAGTTCAGGGTCTCTGGTGTACGTTTCATCATAATCTAAACTGATTAACATTCTTTTTCATAGCCTTTCTTCGTTGTGTAAACGTAGGTTGAGGAGGAGGAGGAGCTTGAATACCAGTTCCTTGACAAAATAAACACTTCCATTCTTTTCCGTGCATATCCATATAGTCGTTATCACAGATTTTGCCTGTTCCTTGACAATGCCTACATGGATTACTTAAGTTGCTTTGGTTCATAGTAACTCTCAAATAAAATATCGTTTAAGGTTTCAAGACTAACTCTAAATCCCGCAGCATTCTTATGACCACCTCCCCCGAATTTCTTAGCTACAGCCGATACATCAAACTCAGGTAAAGATCTTAAGGAACACAGTGCTTCATTATCAGTTGTTATAGCATATACTAAAGCAAAGTCTACTTTATGTTCAGGAGATAAACATATTCCATTACCTATTTCACTTGCGAAATCTGTAGAATTGGTAACTCCTACTTTGTAACCTAAAAAGTTAATTACCTTAACTTTGTGTTTAACTGCGCTTTCTACTTTTAAGTTCTGGACTAATAAAATTGTATTCCCAGATCTTACTAAGTGCTCATAAATTTCATATATTTCCACTGCCTCATCCCAGTAATCCATATCTCCTTTATAAGTAACTAACCCAGCATGTATCGACTTACTGTTGTCTCGTTTGAATAACCATAGATCTCTATCTTGTATATCCAGCAGAAGACTAGGAACTGAAATTCCTGGATGAAAATATTCCCAAGCTAGGACACACCCACTCTTATGCATATCGAATGTACAGCATGGAAGGCCCCTTAGAGCCTCTTCAGCAGTTTTGTGATGGTCGAGTACCACAACCTTGCTGTGGGCCTTCATGAGCTCTTCTAGCACGTCTCTGGGGTAACTGAAATCAAGAATATACACCTCTGAATTAGGAATCATTTCTGGTAGAGGTTGACCATAATTCACAGCTATGTACTTAGCATTGTTTTTAAATTTCTTCCATGCAGCGTATTTGGAACCAGTACCATCTGTGCAATGAGCATGGTATAAAACGTAAATGTTATTCATCATTCTGTAAATCCTTTAATTCTATTTGATCAACATCTTGAGAAATTTCTTCTCCAGTTACTTTATTACTTAATGTCGTAGTAACTTCTAGATGTGTTTGGGTGGTTGATACCTTAATGTTTATTTGCAGATTTTCCTTAACCCAGTTAGATATTTGTGTATCTATTTCTTCTTTTCTATATCTAATAGATTCCACTAAAAATCCATCACCAGGATTAGGCGTATTATCTCTAGGATAATCATTTTGTGGAATGGGTCTAGGAATTGTAGTATTTTCCCATTCTAAATCGCTAGTATAATAAACTCCCGGAGGAATAGTATTAGTTCCCCCAGTAGTAGTCAGGGTAAAACTATTCTGACTTGCAAATGTTGGTCTAGGGGTTTGTGATATACTTCTACGGTCATGCTGTAATATCCTAGCAACTTCTTCATTATATTCACGTCTAGCCCTTGATTGAGCACTTTCAATCGGAGGGTAACCCGGAGGAGGATTATAAAAAAGATCCGGATCGTATCTATTAAGTCTTACACGGTTGTCATCAATACTCATGGTCTTCTCTCATTTTTTTATTATTATTCATCATTCTATAAATCCTCTAATTCTATTTGATCAACATCTTGAGAAATTTCTTCTCCTGTTACTTTATTACTTAGTGTAGTAGTGACTTCCAGATGAGTTTGAGTAGTTGATACACTAACATTTATCTGTAAATTTTCTTTAACCCAGTTAGATATTTGTTTATCTAGTTCTTTCTTTTTGATTACTTCTTTTTGGTATTTACTTTCAAAATTTTCATCTAGAGCTTCCCTAGGTAAATTAAAAGTTCCAGTTAGAGTAGTATTAGAATTAACACTCATTGCAGCAATACTAGCTCTAAACTGTTGATCATACGCTTCGTAAACGGCAGCATTATGTGGAGCAGAAATGTTATATCTTCCAGGGGGAAAATATATTCGATTCGAAGGGTTATCAGCTATTCCAGTATATTCCATACTTCGAATATTTGGCGGGGTATTAACTATATTTTCTGCCCCTACTCTACTCAATAACATTTCAGACCAGGGCTCCTCAACTAAAATTGGGGTAATTACAAATGCATTTGGATCAACACTCATAGTTTTCTTTCATTTTTTATTTTTCTTATTATTTAGAACTACTTCTATCAGGATAAATTCAGCTGGTTTGAAATCCTGTTGTTTACAGAAATCTGCCCACATAGGAGAAAGGTCTAACTCAGTTACGGTGGATGGTACTTTAGCCCAAAAAAGACAATTGTTAGAGATACTCTCTGGAAGAAGTTCTTGTTGAATATCTTCCGAAAGAGAGACAAACGAAATAAGTTTAGTGGTTATCGTTTTAATTTTCATGGTTAATCTCATAGGTGTATTACATTAGTCTTATACCAAAACATATGCATTTGTTTAAGCTAAAAAACCTGGATATGCACCAGGTTTCTTTTTCGATTACATCATGCTTTTATTACTTGACACTCAACTATGTCTGGATCAGATTGACTAGGACTTTGGCTGTAATACCAGGTTATATCCATAATCTTGTATCTTTGAATATCACCGTCTTTACCAATGACAATCATAGATCCAACAGCAGGGGTGTTAGAAATTGCTTCTATAACTCCTACCTCTTCACCGTTCATAACAGCGTGTAAATTCACTGTTCGTTTGCTTAACATAAATAGCCTTTTTGATTAAGTTAAGTAGGGGTTTATACTATTCTTATACCAAAAAGGACTATTCTAGTTGAACCTACTTAACGATTGTTAAGGTAGGAGTTTGTCTGAGTGGTGGAGGGGGTTCTTCCGGAGGTATAACCTGATTTTCTGGAAAACTAATTATACGAAGTACTCCAGCAGGGTACATCAAGTTAAGAGTGAGAACTGTAGCATCATCAATTCTACCCTCGAACATCCTCTTACCCCCCACAGTTATAATCGCATTCCTTAGAGTGTTACCTTGTTTAGAACTTAGAAAAGACGCACGAATCATGATTTCAAATCCAGAATGCTAGAACCTAGCTTAACAAACTTGGTTGTTATTTTCTCCATACAGGCTTTATACTTTTCAGCAGAAGCTCCTGTACGAGATCCATTTACTGCGTATTCATCACCAGCTAAACCTTCTCTTACTCGGGAGAGATTCCAACCTTTTTCAGAATACCTATACCCCAATTTACTTATTATTAAAACTTCCAACTCGTTAGTAGCCTCGTTAACTTTCAAAGGCACCCAAGTAAAATATCCATGAACTGAATCATATTCTACTTCAACTATTGGGTGGACTGGTTCATCTGAATAGAGACATAACTCTACCCCAAAAAGAAAGTCGTATAGGTTCATGATTCAATCACCTTATAGGTAGGAGATAAATAGCGTAAGTAAACAACCAAAAACTAAGGATAACGTACAAAACTGTGAATGGGATATAAAAATCTCCTAAGGTTCTTTTAACAGAAGATAATTCTCTGTATTTTCTTCCAAAAAGACCAGTACGTTCTTCGTACGTATAGTCTATAAAAGTAGCATAGGAATCAATTACTCTTTTATACACTAGATAGGTAAATGGTAACCCAAATACTATCATACTGAAAGATATCACCATGGCTAAGATATCTTTGCCTAACATTTTCCATATGATAATACCCATGGTTAATTTACCAACTGGGGTTACTGAAAAGTCATTAACTGCAACTCCAGCTTCTTTGGCAGCAGCTACAATACCAATAGTAAGACCCTTACCTGCTTCGGCCCATTTCTTTGTAACGTCCAATGCAGTGTCAGAAGCTTTTACTACCTCATTGGTGGAGTTTGGCTCAACCTTTAACTGAGCTATATGTAATTCAATTTGTTTTATCTGATCATCTGTTAAACCATTAGTTTGAACAACTGATGCAAAAGCTAAAGAAGAGAATAAACCAAATACCAATGCTACTAACAGCTTTTTCATATAAGTCCTTTGTTTAAAGTAAAGTGTAATACTAAAAATAACAAAGCCCAAATTTTCATTTAGGCTTTGTTTAATTAATGGGGATAGAAATTAAATCTGGTAACAGTTGAACCATAATTATCAAAATGGTCATGGTCAAATACCCAGTTAGTGTATTTATTTATGTCCCATATCCAGAAAGTTTTGATGATATAATTCTCGGAAGGCATGGCTCTTAATTTCCAAGTACCTTTTATTTTTTTAAATTGTTTTGCAACCCAATATACTCGTATGATAGTTGCTATCATAAAAATAAGTAAGGATATAAAACCTCCAACCACAAATTTGGATATTACTACTCCTACAGTAATCTTAGGAGAACTACCTAGATACATACTGGAATATACACCTGCAAATAACATAACCCATATTTCCACGCAATAGGTGGAATTGTTCATGTACCACTTGAAGAGTTTGTTTTTCATAGCCATTCCCTGGAAGTTAGATATTGATGTGGATAAAGACCCCTGTTTAAATAAGGGTAAGGTTATCCTTTGTACTATACTTATACCAAAAATAGTAGAGATTGTTTAGGCTAAAAAAAACTAGACTTAGCCTTGTCTAGTTTTCTCTATACTACATTATTACAATTCACCTTTTGCGAATGCCGAGATAAATTGTGGAGCATTTGAGTCAAAACCCACAACGTCCAACATGCCTCTATCAGCGGGATCAGCAATAGTAAATCCTGTTGCTGTCATACCACAAGAAACCAACTTAGCATGAGGAATTCCCATCTTATTACGATAGTTCTGTAATGCTTGAGATGGATGATTTCTGCCTTGATTAGTTTCGTTATCAGTTAAGACAACAAAACAATCTACCTTCCACTTTTGCTCTTCTGCAAATTGCATAGGCAAAGAACAGTTTGTAGAACCAAAATTAGGACTGTATGTTTTACCTGAAGCTACTTCTAGTGAATCACTAGCAGTGATACCAAGGTCACGGAATTTATGATCGAAACCATAAATAGCAGCCCAAGGCTCAGTACGTAGTGTGACCATTGCTAACACAGCAGCAGCTTCACGACAAGTAATGTTACTAGCACCATTCACAAAACTATTCATACTTTTGCTTACATCAATAGCCAACATAATGTTCTTACCACTAGGTTGTACAGTTGCAAAACTCAAATAGAAAGCATCTTCTAAAGCCTTAATAATAGAAGCGACTGGAGTCCAGGTTAAGGATCCTTTCAAACCATGACCGGTAGCGTACTGACGACGAGCGATCAACAATGTCAAAGGATGAATACGATCCTTACGGAGAGTTTCCAAATCTGTTAATTGAGTTATTACCTTCTTCGTAGCTTCCGAGAACGGAGTCAAAAGACCAATCGAAGTCATTTTATTCAAATTACGAATAAGAGCAGTAGTGTTCATGCTAGTCATAAGGGCTTGCCAAACTAAAGGAGAACCCTTACGTTCGTTTGGTACCATTTCATGGCTGAGACGATGATCGGTGATAAGCTGAATCAACTTAGGTTCCTCAGCAGTCTTAGCTGCTTCAAATGCTTGAATCACAGCTGGAAGCTTATCGTCAGCACTCATTCCGCTAATACCTTTAACGATGTACTTATAGGTACTATTACGAAGAACATCATCCCCGGCGTGTGGATGAGACAAACGAAGAATATCACGTTGACCCCAACCATCACGGCTTTGGTATTTAACAGCTTGAAAGGCTACTTGATCCGGAGTTTTCGAGGAATACCAATTAGATACGGACTTCTTTAATACCTTACCCCAACCACGTTGGTTATTAGCAAACGCAGTAAAGTGCATAAGGTGAGTACCAGTTCTAGCCACTAATGGTAGAGAAGTACCAGCATAGTTCTTTACTGCTACTGTACCGTGAGATATTGCACAAGCCAGGACAAGCAAAGCATAGTCATTGTCTTTAGCACGTCCAGCTTTAGAAATTTCTACACAGCGATCAACTACACGAATACCATCTTCATGAATGAGCTTGATAACTACTTCCAAATTGGTCTTTGTGATATCACGTTCTGTAGCGTAGTAAGTACCACCATCAACTCCCAGGATAAGGAATCGATCAAGACGGGACCAATTATCAATTTTATAAACAAAACCACCGGTGTTATTCAAAGTTTGTTCAGTTTCACGACCTGGAATAGCTTGGCTGATAGGAGTGTTCTTTTGTAGAGCACGGGTATTTGTATTAGAAGCAAGAGTTTTAAATGTCATTTGACGGCTTTCATAATATTAAAAGACTAAAAAAAGAAGTCTCGTTTTAAGGAGACTCCTAATAGGAGTTGAAGCAATAGTTTATATTAGATGGGTGTCGGATGCTCTACCGTTGAGCTACGACCTCTGTTAAGAAATCGGCAGGACTCGAACCTACAACACTCTGATTTGGATAACCTAATATATTCGGCTTCAAAAATGGTAGGGTTGACACCGTATAGGCCATAACCTATCTATAGATGCTGAAGACGCGCCTTCATTTAACCCCATTGAGAGGAAGAGAACTAATCCATATTAGCGTTGGGGGACCGGTCTATCGGTTTTAATAAGCTAATATAGCTAGTTCTCAAAACGGTACTTAAGCAGTCTTCTTCAACTGCTGATAAACTGAACGTGTACAACCTTCAGCAAGAATTTGTTGTCCAGCGAACAAACCATTCTTAGACATCGTTTTACGCACTGGCATGTACGATGTTTCTACAAAACCTTTGGTAATCATCTTTGCGAGTTTACGCAAACGTTTAAACTTATTTGGGGATTTAGTTGTAGCCATGGTAGTTCCTAGGTTAGGGAAGGGAATAGAAAAGGCAAATAATTTGAACTGGGGGTTATCTTAGAAGGGTAATCCAATTCTAGAGCGGCCTTTATTTGAAACTTGAAATTAACTTTACTCAACGTCCGGCGGAGCTGGACATCTCTATAGATAAGGTTAACCGGTGCGGGGAGGGTGGAGTCTATAAATATAGGAGTGTAGCGAAGCGCAACGAATATTTATAGCGTAACCCGTACGGCACGGGTAAAACTCGGGCCACATAGTTACTATGTAGTGTAGAATTTTATTACTACTAAATACTAAAGTCAATAAACATTGAAAGCAAAAATTTTGTACTGGGGTTTATTTTTACGAGATAATCCAATACTAGACGGCTTTCAAAACTGGTACATACTACTATTTTCTATCCCGCACTTATGGTAGCGGATCACCTGTTTTTTTTAAATCTTTAAGTTTCACTCATGGGATGTATAGTCCCGTCACGGGTTACCTGGACCAGGTGAAGTGATCTATCCGAAACTGGGCTCATGATGTTCCTCGTAGAGGTACAGATATGAGCTCCAGTGATGGTAGATCCGGAACCTGGATAAGGTCACCAAATAGAGGCCAGAAAGTAACTCTCTGATTATTTCTTAATATACTAAAACTTAAATATGGGATTAGAACAAAATGTAAAGTAGAGAAACCGGTCGAGCCGGTGATTTCACCAATTGAAGATAATCTACTTAAGAACGGTTCTAAATTTTGTATTCATTGAATACGTTTAGTTGCGGAAGGTGGATTCGAACCACCGATCCCGAGGGTTATGAGCCCTGTGAGGACGACCACTCCTCTACCCCGCAACTAAAAATACTCATAATGAATACTTATTATAACACAACATTTTAAAAAGAGCAAAATTTTACATGGGTTTTTACGCTAGTCTACCATTAACCTAACCCACTACAATAACCACTCATTTATAAGTAAGTATTATAGTGGGTGAAGGACTCGAACCTTCGTCTTCGCCTTGTATGGGTAATCCATATATAGCGGCTCTTATCTTGTACTACAAATTCAACTTAATCTCACTGGGTTTAATTCTTGACGTGCTCTTCTGTTAGTACTATTAATCTTAATAATATTAATATGAATTCCCTCTTCAAGTCCCAATAAATATTGGATGTTTAGAAGAGATCTCCTCTTTATTAATTTAATAGCAGTGTAAATCCAGGCACTACCAGTCTTGTCTCATCCCCCCGCCTTTTCTTTTAGGGGGATGATTTGTATGTAACTCAGAATACAGTTACTGTATTCATGGACATACGGTAAATACAATTTCTCGTAAGTCTTAATTACATTAAGTCACTTTACATCTACTGCTTTACTACAAAAATTTGATCAACTCATTGATTGTATATATACATCCAGGGCTCTACCCAGCTGCAGTGATCATAGGTACCAAGATCTGGGAGACATGGGAGACACCTCAGGTCACCAGTATACTGGAGGAGAATGTTAATACTAATCAATATTCCTACTCCTTTAGGGGTAGGGTATAGGGAGAATTAATGTTTCATTATTCTATATTTTTTTAACTTCTTTTAATACTTGATCGTTTAAAACTTTAAACTGGAAGGGCCTTTGAAAGCCCTCCCAGAGTTAACACCTATTACGTCATCATCGAATCACGACTTTGAAGCAATGCACAAGTAGTTTTCTTCCCGAAGAATAATTCATAAGGAGTTTTTTCCTTAGGATGTTCTTTGCTGGAAGTATTTTCATTGGTGTATAGATGGATAATATCGTCGCTTTGTTTAGTTGCTAGATATGTTCCTGCTGTATCTTTGATGATTGCGAATCCTTCGTCCTCGAATTCAACAACACTATTGACTTGACTCATATTTACTCCTAAGGGGTAATGAAAAAAGAGATACACCGATTTGCTACTTTACCACAATTGCTTTTAGTCTACTACTTCAAAATTGAGTGTGCTTTGAATGAACTCATCAACACTCACACCCGCAAAGTTTGCGAGCTTTACAGCTGTTGCCAATGATGGACGATAAGTACGACGAGCTTTACGTGCAACTTCAATACGATTCAGAGTACGCTTAGATACGCCAGTGAATGCAGACAGTTCTGCAGTACTGAGTTCAATTGCGCCTTTAAGACGTGATGCGTTCTTTGTCAGGTTGCGACCTGCTTCTGTAAGATTTGTAATCATTTTCTTCTTTGTCTAATTATAGTTTTATGTAAAAATTTAAGGTACATTGTCCTGTACATTTATCTTATACCAAATACTATCAAATTATTGAATGGGTTAAAGACTACATTCATCGAATTGACTATCCTTAGTAATTATCCTACCCATACGAATAATGTCTTTTAAACCAAGGCCATCCAATTGATTTATTTCTACAAAATTTCTGCTATGTAATTGTTTAATACCATTATTGGTGAGATAATCGTCCACCACACAATAAGAATCAACTTTCACTGGTAGGGTCAACGTTCCTGGAGTTATTAATCCTAATAACGAAGGTATATCAGAACTTATGTATTTAATAAAACGTTGTATTTCCATACCTCTGTTATATCCGTTATCATCAGTCATACCGAGGATTACATCTTCGTCTATCCCCATCTCAATCATTATTTGTTTGATTTGCGAAAAAGTGTATCCTACTCTCCAACTGGATGATATAACAACAAAAGAATCCGTAGACTTACATAGTTTATTAATAAGGCCTACACTAAAATTATCCACCGATTCTGGATGGGAAATATACTTACCTTCTGAGTTAGCGACGTTATTAGCATGAGGATAATATCCAGTTACCGTAAAGGTTTTCACGCTATTTAAAACTCCATCGATATCAAGGAAAATGAGTCTTATAGGTTTTGTGATTTTCATATTACCTCAATTAGTATTATGATGATTAAGCAAAGCTTCTCTAACAGTAGGCCATTTAGTCCAATCCTCTAAACGAAATTCTTCTCGTTTAATAATCTCTTCAGTGTGATTGTATTTTTGATGAAATACTACATGTTTCCAAGAAGGAGTTCTAACTCCGTGAATACTTGGTTTATCATCAATCAAATAATTGCCGTGAATAAGAGTTTTATCCTTGGACAAAATCATCTTATGTAACCATTCCTTACCCAAGTGTTCTTCCACCCATTGAGCTTTTTCAGAAAAGCAAAGTTGATCTTGGTATTCTATATCAGGAGCGGTACATATAAACGAATCAAATGCGGGGTCTACTATAATTTCTTGTAAAGTTTTGATAGCATGATCAACTGGTGGAAGATTTCTAAAGAAACGACTAGTAGTTAGAATTCTTTTAATATCCTCTTCAGGGTATTCAGAATAGCAACTTTCAATATAAAACCCCTCCAGTTCTTTTAAAGGAATGGCTTTACGATTTGGGTAAAGCATTTGCCATACTCTAAGGAATCTAGCGTAGTAATTCGCTATTACTCCATCCATGTCTATTAATAGAATAGGTCTGGGCTTTATAATTTCCATACTATTTTCCAATATATTTTTTAGCTATTGTGGAGACAGCTTTACCATCATATCTGTCTGGGTAGTTTTCTTTGAAATGATTCATAATGTCTTTCATAGTTGTGTACCCTGATCCAGCCTTGTTAACAACTATTTCGTTAATCTCTTCTTCGGTAAGTTGAGGTAGTTGTGGAGGTAAATACTTAGTATATACTTCTACTTCAAATTTTTTAGTTTGTATAACTGTAGCATCGACTTTCATACACATGATATCAACACAATTAGTAATGTATCTCTTTATCAACTTGATTACTTCAGCATCCGTAGTTTGACGATTACCATCGTTCTTACCAATCATAGCTGCATCGGAGTATAGTGTCGTTAATGTTTCTGCGAGAATAGTATTCTTAGCAATACGAGCTGCAAGCTGATCTGCTTTCAATGTCTCAATAAGAGTCATTTTCATATAGTTCCTTAAGTTGTTATTGTAATAGGGATTAGTAATATCTTTATACCAAAGAATATTACTAAGTTGGAAGAATTAGGAAGGAATTACTTATTAGGTTTCTTAATTAACTTACGAGTATAGAACTCTCCAGTTTCTGGATTATAAACTCCAATTTTAAATACTCTTTGTATAATTAGTAGTACTGATCCTACTGCCAAAAAGAAGTTAAAGTTAAAGATATATTTAAGCATATCTATTAGATGACCCAACACTGTTCGATTGGCTATGATTCCATCAAATTTATCCATACAAGGCTTGCACACATTGAATTCCTTCAGTTCAGTGTACATAGTTACCTCTTTAGAACACCCATCGCAAATTCTTACGTTAGGGTTCTTGTATTCATAGTCTTTATCGTCGGTGTTGGGAGTATTCATATAATTATTATACTACGTTTGTGGATTCCAAGTCCACTAAATCTACCAAATCTTTATCTAAATACTTTATATCGTTTTTTGCTATTACTTTGTTCTTGGTGTTATCAAATGTTCTATCGTGTTGACAAGTTTCACAAGCGCCATGATTTCGGCATTTATGTGACAGGGCTTTATCCCCGTAGAGAGGTTGTCTGCGATCCTTACGATTTTCATAATTATTATCAAAACTCATTTGAAACTCCTTATATTATTATAGGTAAAACAAAAAAGAAGAACTTATTATCTAAGCTCTTCTTTTATTTTATAGCAAGTATACTTACGTGTCAAGACTATTGATACGTGTTGGCAATTTCTCTAATTTCTGCGAATGTTTGATATCTTTCCAAAAATCCATAGTCATATACCAATTCCAACAATACCTTTCTACCATTTAATTCTGATTCTCTACATGTAATATGAGCGGGTACTTCTATAACTTCACCCTTATGGTATTTAGAAGCTGTTCCTTCAACCAGAGTTAGCCTGCCCCGTTTGGAGGTTTTGCCACCATTAACTGGATCTTTGTATATATCGAACCAGTCATTATCAGCTGTGCTATATGCTGCACATACTTTTTGGGCATACCCGAAAGTATCTCTATCACATTTTTGTAACAGCGCCCCACCCATACCAAATGCTACGTTTTCAGTAGAGAACCCATTAATAGTCAAGGCACACAAAATACTTTCAATGGAATCAAGATTAACACCATCCCCTTGAATAACTCTTACATTTTTAAGTACTTTGAAACCCTTCTTGTTCATGGTGTAACCAAATTTTTCAGAAAGTATCTTGACCACACGTAACACTGTAGAAATAGGATCTCCTGAATCTGGACGAATTACAAGTAAGGATCCAGAATCAACTACCTTTTGAAGTAGAACTTCTCCCCAACCATGTTCAACAGCGTCAAATATGTTG